ACAAACTTTGTATGCAGAGCAAGAGCAACACGAACAATTTTTAGATAATACACGTAAAGAGCTTTTGCAAGAAGAGTTTATTAAAGATCAACAAACAATACTTGGCAACGCTTTTACTGGTGGAGCTACGGCAGAGTATAAAGAAGAAAATGCTCAAAAAGCAGCAATAGCACAAAGTGCATTTGCATCAATTATGGCCGACAAATTTTTTAATGATCCAATGTACCAAGGCGCTGACTATGACACTGAAGAAGGAAAGTTATTATTAGATCAACTAGCAATGGACGTAAACAAACAACTTAAAGAGTATTATCAAAGTATAGATATTTCTCAAGTAGAGCCATTTAGTATTACAAAATTTAAAAATGGAAATATGGTAAAAGGTATATACAACTTGCCACTTGAATTTACAGACAAAGCAGAGCTAGAAGTAGCACTTGACGGTTGGCAACGATATGGCAACGGCCGGTTTAAAGAGCTACAAGAGCAATACGATTTATCAGACGACGTTATGATGATGTACTTAACAAACCAAGTAGCGTTATTTGACAAAATTCAGGAAGCTAACAGCAATGAATGACGAAATTTTAAGTTATGACGATTTAATCAAACAAACAAAAAAAGAAGAAAAACCAATTTTTAAGTATGAAGATCTTGTTAGTGGCGCATCAAAAGAAAATGAAGTTACAAACGAAATTGAAGAAGAACAAAAAACATTTGGCTATAATTTTGTTGATGGCACTAAAGGTGTTGCATCTGCGCCATTTCAAGCATTAGGCGGCACTGCTGAATTTACAAACTGGGTAATAAATCCTTGGATTGGTTTAGGCGACGCAACATTAAAATGGGTTACAGGTAATGGTTGGCAGCCTGAATTAATTGACAAAGAATATTTTGCAGAAGACGGCATACAAGAAACTATAACTCCTGATGCCATAATGCCTGAGACTATGGGAGGCAATTTTAATAAAAATGTTTTAGCTTTCTTTTTAAATTATGGCGCTGCTAAAAAAGGCTTTAAAGAAATTACCATGGCACTTGTTGATCCAAAACAAGCGCTACAAAGAGCTCAAGCACTTGGCTCATCAGTTAATAAATCACTTGTTGAAGGCTTAGGTTTAGAAGTTGCTTCTGGCGCTTTTGCCGATGTTACTGCCTTTAATCCTGAAGACGGAACAGCTGTTGATGCATTAGTTGCTCATTTTCCAAGTTTAGAAGATTCTGTAATTGGCTATTTAGCAACTGACGAAGATGACTCTGTTGCACAAATTAAATTAAAACAAGCATTAGAAGGTGCTGGAATTACCGTAGGTGTATCGTTTTTACTAAAAGGTTTATCAGCTTTTAAAGCTAATCACATTGATCCAAAAGTAAATACCTTTAAACTTAAAGAAGCTCAAAGAAAAGCTATTGCAAAAAAAGCAGAAGAACTAGGTATAATAGCTGACGATATTGTTGAAGCACGAAGAATTATGGACGATCCAGAATTTGTTGGACCTAAACCAAAACAAGAACCTACTGATGTAATTATTGACGAAGATGTGCTTGCACAACTTGTAAAAAAAGCTGATGACTTTGACAACATTGATTTGCCAATTAATCACAAAAACTTTACAAGCTCAAAAGAAGTACAAGTAGTAATTGATAAAGTAATAAAATCAGTAAAAGACAACGGTTATAATGCAAAATGGACTAGTGAATTAAGTAACGAGCAAACATTAAAACTTGCAAATATGCTTGATTTAGAAGGCGATGTTGTAGCTAAAGGCTTATCTTCAATTGATGATATAGCCGAACTACCCATACGCGTTGTAGCTACAAAAAAAGTTTTACAAGGTCTTGGTAAAGAAGCAGTGCGTTTATCAAAACTTTTATATAAAAATGAAGATGCAGTAGCTACAGCAGAGTTTGCTAAAGTACTTGCTCTTATTGTTAAAACAACTGACGAATTAAAAACAGCAATTAAATCAGCAGCAAGAACTACACAAGCTGGCAGAATTAAAACTGGTGCAGCTGTTATTGATGTAGACGCTATTGCTAATGCTGCACGTGTATTTGAAGGTGACATAAAATTATTTGCTCAAAAAATTGCATTAATGGACGATTTTGGAGAAATAGTTAAAGCAGCACAGCGAACTAACAAACAAAAAGCGTGGGACATAACAACAGAAATTTATATTAATGGATTATTATCTGGGCCATTTACTCAAGTTATTAATACTGGATCAACTTTTTTAGAAACAATTGTAAGACCGGCTGAATTAATTGTTGGCGGTGCAGCAACACTTAATAAAGAAGCTATACGCCAAGGTTTTTCTAGATACAGAGGCATGATAAAAGGTATTGACGACACAATTAGATCGGTAGCTAAAGCGTTTAAAAATGAAGATCTTGTTGGTGACAAAATGGGAAGAATTATTGAAAACAAAGCGCCTAGAGCACTTTCGTCAAAAAACTTAGGACTTGAAGGCAACGCTGGCGGCTGGATTGTAGATTTTATTGGTGGAGCTTTTAGACTGCCGTCAAGACTATTAATTACTTCAGATGAGCTTTTTAAACAAATTAATTATAGAGCTAAATTGCACGAATTAGCGGTAAGCAAAGGTTTAAAAAAAGGTTTAGAAGGCAAACAACTTGATAACTTTATTATACAATTTGAAAAAAAAGGTTTTGACAACAACGGAAAATTTATAAACAAAGAAGCAAAAGTGTACTCACGAGAAAATACTTTTACTGCCAATTTATCTGAAGATGATGCGTGGGTTGACTTAGGCTCAGGCATACAAGCTTGGGCAGCTAAAGACTTTAATCCTTTTAAAGCTGTAATTCCATTTATTCGTACACCAGTAAACTTGTGGCGCCACACAGTAAGGCGTATGCCTGTTGTTGGTGCACTTCAAAAACAAAACTTTAAAATGTTTCAAGCTGGTGGCGTTCAAAGAAGTGAAATGATTGGTCGCCAAATATTTGGTGGCTTACTAACAATGAAAATGATTGACTTGTGTGCAAATGATCGAGTAACAGGAAGAGGGCCAAAACAACCACAACTACGCGAAGCTTGGTTACTAACACATGCGCCGTACTCGTTTAAAGTAGATCTTGATAATGGTGACACTAAATGGGTAAGTTACCAACGTATGGATCCAAGGTTTTCAATGCTTGGTATTATTGCTGACTTATTTTATTTTCAAAGTGCAGTTAACGTAGAGCGCGACCGAAATATTATGGCTGGAGCAGTTGCGTCATTTGCTCAAAATTTAACATCAAAATCTTATTTAACTGGCATTACAGATTTAGTTGGGGCTATTGATTCTGCAAGTCCAACTAAAGCAGCAGACTTTGGAAGAAATTTTGCTTTAAGTTTTATGCCATATTCAAGTTTTATGCGCCAAACAAACAACGATGAAGCAATGCGCGAAGTGCGCACTTTAACAGATTCGGTAAACAACATTGTTTGGGGCGACGACGAAAAACTACAGCCACGCACAAATATGTTTGGTGAAACTCAATATAAACAAACTGGTTATATAGGTTTTCCAGAACAATGGTGGGCGCCATTAATTATTGGTAAAACTACAACAAGAGAAAATTCACCTATTTATAAAGAACTAGCAAAATTGGCTGTAACAACCGCTTACGACAAAGGTGAAGGAGTTACAAAACAACCAAGAAATATTTATGGTACACAAATTGATTTGTTAAACAAAAAATATGTTTTAGACGGCAGAACTGCTTTAGACACAATGCACAACTTATTAAAAACTCACAAATTAAATATTGGTGGCGCTTATTCAGAATTTAATGGAATGACTGTTAAAGAAGCATTATCGCGTGTAATTGAATCTACGGCTTACAATAAAGAAACACTAGATGAAGGTACAGGCCGTTTAAATGCTGCACAAGCGCGTATGATTAAGGGTGTATATAATGCTTACAAAAAACAAATACGCGAATTTGTAATAAATAACAATCCAGTTTTACGTAAAGATTTTATTGAGCAAAAAGGCAATTTTCGTAATTCTTTAACTACTAAGCCTGAAAATGTAGATCAGGCAGCTGACAACCTTCAAAAACTACTAACTTATTAACAACTAATCAACAATCGGTATTTTAACAGATACCTCTATAGGAATAATATATATATGGCTAACTCATTTGTAAGATACACAGGAAACGGAAGTACTACTGCTTATGCAATTCCGTTTACTTACATAGACTCTGCTCACCTTGCGTGCACAGTCAACGGCGCATCAGCGTCTTTTACGCTTAACTCTGCTGGAACTCAAGCAACAATATCATCAGTACCAGCAAACGGCTCAGCAATCGAGTTTCGCCGAACATCAAGTCAAACAACAAGACTAACAGACTATGTATCTGGTGCCGTTCTAACTGAATCAGCATTAGACACAGACTCTACTCAAGG